GGATACCCTCACAGATTTTTAATCCCGTCGATCTCGATGGGGAATAGCCGATATATTTTCAGGGAAGCAAAAGGGGAGTAAAGAGGGAGAGAGATGGTAGCAGAAGTTAAAGAGAGGGTAGACAAAGGGGTGGAGTGGTTAGAGGGGGAGATAGGGGAAAGAGGTGGGGGGGATTACATAGTAGTAGCCGGGTTAAGAAGAGAGGAAGTGATACAGGAGTTCAGGGAAAGGTTAGAGAGGTTGTATGAGATAGACACAACGGGGAGTGTGCTAGAAGATAGGGTAAGGGGGGTTCGGATATATTTTGCAAGTGAAGAGGGGGAGAGCATGGGGGCGATGGCAGTGAAGGGAGTAGTGGTAATTGGAGAGATAGGGGAGACGTCTCTATTGAGGGGATTACAGAGGCGGTTAAGTTTGCACCGAGGGAGACTGCTGGTAGTAAAGGGATGAAGATGGAGTTTTGCGTAAGGACCGGAGCCGAGGGGAGTTGTGCAGGTGGGCATTGTTATTGTAGGGGAAGGAGAGAGGGGCGATACATTTGTTGCCGGTGTGGGGCAGAGACAATGGGAGACCTGACGTGTGAGGAAGGGTACTGGGGGCCGGAGATAAGAAAGAGGCGGTACGTTCGTTATGAGCAACCGAAGGTGACGAGTGGAGGATGGATGTAGATGCTAGCATTCTTGACGCAGATAGTCCAATTAAAGGTATCGGTGATAGGGACGGGGAAGCAGGCGGAGCATATTTTTGGGAAGTGGAGGGCAGACACAAAGATAGCAGAGATTAGTGTAGCGTTATTGACGGTAGGGATTCGGGTGACGCTGAGGGTGTAATGGTAGCAGAGGTAAAGGTAAAGAAAGCTACCTACAAGCCATTTTTCGAGAAAGACGAAAAGAATCACAAAGTAATAGTACGGTTGCACAAGGCGCAGCAGAAGGCGATACAGACGGAGAGGCGGTTCATACTGATGTCAGGGGGGCATCAGTCGGGGAAGACGTGTTTAGGGCCGTACTGGTTATTGAAGGAGATGAAGAAGAGTGGGCCGGGGGATTATCTAGCGGTGACGGCGACGTTCCCGTTATTGAACATGAAGATGTTACCGGAGTTTCTTGGAGTATTCCGAGACACGTTCAAGTTAGGGACATTTCGGGCGAGTCCGACGCCGGTGTTCTACATGAATGATGGAGTAACGCGGGTCATCTTTGGATCGGCGGCGAACGCGGAGTCGATTGAGTCGGCGACGGCATTAGCGGCGTGGATAGATGAGGGAGGGCAAGACCAGTTCCCGAGGCAGACGTGGGAAGCGGTACAGAGGCGGTTGTCGGTAAACCGAGGGAGGGTATTGCTGACGACTACGCCTTACAATCTAGGGTGGGTAAAGCAAGAGTTCTATGACAGGTGGAAAGATGGTGATCCGGATTACGAAGTTATCCAGTTTGACAGCATAGACAATCCAGCGTTTCCCAAGGAAGAGTATGAACGGTATCGGCGGACATTGCCGACGTGGAAGTTCGATATGTTTCTGCGGGGGCGGTTCACGCGACCGGCTGGTATTATCTATGACAAGTGGGATGATAGTGTCTGTCGTATTCCGAGGTTTAGCATCAATCCTACTTGGCCCCGATATGTAGGTCACGACTTTGGCCCGATAAACATGGCGGCCATCTGGTTGGCTAATGACCCGGCGACGGGCATCTTCTATGCGTACCGGGAGTACCATAAGCCTGGAGAAGCGGCAGCTGGTCATGCCCAGGAATGGAAGGAGATGAGCAAGGGTGAGGTCATAATGAAGCGGACGGGTGGTGCGCCGTCGGAGAATGACTGGCGACGCAGTTTCGCTCAGGCGGGGTGGCCTATTACTCAGCCAATCAACCGTGATGTTGAGATGGGCATTGACCGGGTGTATGGATTGACAACTGAGAACAAGTTGTTTATCTTTGACGATATGGTTGAGACTCTCAATGAGATAATGAGTTATTCCCGGAAGCTAGATGACAATTATCAACCGACCAGACAGATAGATGACAAGCAGAAGTGGCATATCATGGACGCGTTGAGGTATATTGCCAGTGAGTTCTCACCTGATCGGCGGGACTTGAGAGTAGATGAGCAACGTGACGTCATTAAAGTAATGACTTCAGGGGCCAGATAAAAGAGGTTAACGGAATGGCAAGGGGAACGCTTCTTACAAAACAGGTCAAGTGCCTCATTTCTACTGCATACATGAAGCATCCCACGTGGGGTGCAACCCGAATCCGCAAAGAGGTAGTTGGGCTACTGCATGATGACCCGACTGCCGACCCAGGGTGGCCTGGGGTGAGCGCCGTGGCTAAGATACTACGCAGGCTTAGAGAGGCTGATGAGGCGAGGTCACCTGAGTCAAGAGAGCTCGACAGTCCATGGTCTGTGGTGTCGCTTACAAAGTACGATATTCCGCCTGAAGCCCTACCCTTAGTTATGGAGATGTCCGCGCACTTTCCTCAGAGAGAAGGGCGACCCATAACCATTCGAGAAGCCAAGTGGGTTGTGAGGTTTTCCGAAGTAGATGATTTGGGGAAACTCGCCGACTTTGCTTTGGCATACGCAGAGATGGAGAGGGTCATAGAACTGGTAGGCCAGGATATGTTAGAGGCCGTAGTGGATTCAGAGTTGTACATTGCCCTAACTGGAAAGACACTCAATGAGCCAGTATTCTACCCATCAAGAAGGCAGGCCAATGTCACCGACATATTCGTACCAGTGTGCTAGAAGGCACACCACTGACAGATTGAGGCTCAGCATGATGTCCGTGGAGGAAGACCCTGGTATTGCTTGCAGCACGTGCCGAAGGACGGCAAGGCGTATTCTGACGTTCTCGGCTGTCCCGGCCAACTTCGAGTGGGAAATGGTAGCCATGAAGGGTGAACCGGATGTACCGACAAGAGTAGGATTTGGTTAGTGCCAGTTAAGGTTGAGTTCAGGGGTGGTAAGAGGCCTTGGAAGCTTGTAGAGCCAAGGGGCAAGGTTGTCGGTTCATCAGTGACCAAGAAGATGGCCGAATCTGCGGCACGGGCTCGTAACGCCGCAACGGAGAGGAAGCATGGCGCTTGAATCAGTAAGCGAAGAGTTGGATCGTAAGAAGACTCAGCAGAATCGTCTGACGGAACTCTATGCCCGTATGGAGAGGCACTTCAATCTCTGGCGGCATAAGAAGTTCGAGATTTCAAGCAAGGAAGGTGTATGGGATACGACAACTACCAATAGTGCCTCGGTTCTTGGCAATGGTATTGCCGATAGAATATCAAGGGCAAGACGGAAGTTGTGGATTCCTGTTATTGACGAGACAAGGAAGCGTCGCAAGGAGCTCACATCGACGGAACGGTTCGTCAATGCAGCTCTCCAGTTAAATGATGACCGTCTCCAGATGGTGCCGGAGATGGTAGACCTACAATCTGGATTGGGGTTTCACGCTGCCATCCGTGGGATAATCTGCGTCAGGACATATCTCTATATGGATGATGGGAACTTCATAGCCGATGTTATGCCATGGGATCCCCTCCATGTCTCGTGGATTTCTGGTGGTGTGGGCAATCCTCTCCCTTGGGTCTGTCATGAACGGTACGCTTCCGTTGAGGAGATAGGACATACCTACGGCAACAAGGTGAAGGAAAGGGCCAATGCCGATAAGCAGGGTCGTGTTCTAATCAGTGATATATGGGACAACGAGGAAGAGGGCGTCATTCTCGATACAGGGACGACTACTAACCCGTCTCAGGGTGATTATATCAGCAAAGAGAAGCATGGCATCGGCCATCCACCAGTGCTGATACTGCCCTGTGGCAGTGCCCCTTACATTCAGAGTAATGACGATCCTGACACCATCAAGAATCTCGGAGCCAGTGCCTACATCAATAACGAGGACTTGTATGAGACGCGTAGCCGGTCACTCAGTTATCGTCTGACGCTGGCGGGCCGTGCTGCCAAGACGGATAGAGTCCTGTATTACGACAGTACGCTAGGTGGATTGCCCCCGGATGTCGAAGGGGATGTAAATGCCAAGGGAGCGCTTATTGCCCTTGACAAAGGCAAGGGGCAAGAGTTGGTGGCGGGTATTCAACCTCAGATGTCGAGGGATGCGGAGATACTTGACAATGAGATAAGCCGAGAGCTCAGTGTTGGTGGTATGGCCCCAGTCGCCTTCGGCCAGATTGACCAGTCGTTGCCGTTTGGTGGCATCAGTCTCCTTACTGATTCAGCACTTCAGCGGTTAGCTGTTGCTCAAGGGGCTGTTGAACAAGCCTTCGCCCATGTGGCCGGTGAGATTGTCAGCCAGTTCAAGACGGGAGACTTCGGCCAGGTTACTCTGAAAGGGTTGGAGACCTCGAATAAGGCTTACGAAATCAAGGTGGCGTCAAAGGACATTGATGATTCATGGCGGTTCCAGTGCAGACTGATACCTGACCTGCCACAGAACGAGCAGATAATTGCCGCCGTGGCTACTCAGATGAAGACTGGTCGGCTGATGTCAACGCGGGATATTCAAGAGAAGTACCAACTTGTCGAGGACTTTGACCTGACTGAAGAGCGGATGGACATTGAGGATGCAGATGCTATCTCCGGGTGGAAGTTGCGCCGGATGATTCGGGCCGTCCTTGAGGATACTAACTCCAGTGAGGATGCTGTCGATATGGCCCGCGAGTTGCTTGACCATCTTGCGGAACAGAAAGGGGCACGGACACAGGCGGCACAGGGTGGACAGGCCGTTCAACCGGGTATTCCGATACCAGCGCCGCCAATGGCAGCGGCAGCCTCTAGTGCACAACCGCCGGGTGGAGGCGGAGTACGTAATGCCTTGAGTAGGATGATGGGCAGATGACACTAGGCAGAGGTGGCGGACTGGACGAGGCACTCTATAAGGAACTCATCAAGGATGGGGTTCCTGTCAATCAGGCTACGCTGATTGCCGCGGCATCTATTAACTTCCGTCTTACTAAGCAGCAGAAACTATTCCTTGCTGCTTTGTCTACCGATGCCAGTGGGAGATACATTCTCAACGAACTTACTGGTGTACCCTGGGTTGGAGGCAGAAAGGCTGCATTTGGCAAGGGTGGCACCATGGAGGATGCCGTCGCCTGGGCAGTAACGGGACAGGGAGTCGCCTACATTGACAGTCTGTATGCTGATGAAGACCAACTTAATGATGACCTCACGGCATTTGATGATGTTACGGCTAAGATTGCCAAGTTGCGTGCCCTACAGACGGATGGGATATTAGGTGATGCGGGTAAAGCTACCCTAGCAGAACTGTCTCTAGAGGCAAGAGAACTGATCGCAGCATTGGCCCCAGATGTAGAACTGCCAATGGAGCTTGATGGCACCCCGATATTGGACGAAGATGGCATCCCAATAGTACCGATGCTAACAACTGGAAACCTTCGCCAGACCGTTCTTGGCGAGATGGCAACCCAACGGGCGACAGCGCCTCTCCAAGACAGGGGTTATAGGGCTACAGGTCAGGCTGTCCCGCTAACCACGCAAACTCGTGCCCAGGATGCCTATTACAAAGCGTGGACGGCTAATCAGGCAGTGTTCAAGA